GGATCCTTGTGCTAATAATTCATCCGGAATAGTATCAAAACTTCTTCCGGGCAAACTAATAGTAACTGGAGGCCAAGTAAGAACACCAATTACGGGTTGTTGTATGAATACTTCAAACCTATGACTTCTTTGAAGTCCACCGAGGGCTTTAATTTTTGCCCGATAGCCCTCTATTGAGGATAAATTCATAGCCGGAATTTTAGACATTAGAAAAGTTCCTTTTCAGTCATTATGACAAAATCCCAATCCTTTTTTTTGCAAAAACTTCTTGCTGCCTCCCATTTGGCAGAATTTACAAGATATGTGGTGCATTCGTTGAGATACGTTCTTTTTCTTTTATTTCCACGAATTGGTTCTTGTGTCTGTTTAAAAGGCTTAACCTCAATAATTTTAGTTCTTAGTCCACCACCTTTTTGAACGACCTCCACTATGAAATCTGGGTAGTATAAATGTCTTCGACGATCCACCGGAGAAATGTATGGTATAGAAAGTTCTTCACTGCCCCACTTTGTTATGTTTTTATTCGTGTCCAAGTATTTACATACCTTTCTCTCCCACAGGGATCTACAAATAATGTTTGTTGGATCACCTACATACTTAGACTCATTTACTGGTTTATACATTGTTTTATATGCCATACTCTATTTAGGTGCAAAGGATATAAATGGCCACTTATAAATTCCCACAAACTGGTTTAGGTGCGGAGGAAGTTGTTACTTGGATGACTTTTACTCATCGTCCATACTCTAATAAAAGAGCAGACAAAGTTGCCGGTGGTGGTGCCATTGGAGATCAACTCGGTGGATATGGTGTCGGTGGTGGACAGGCCAGAAGTTCATTGGCACAGATTACATTACCCGCACCCAAGTCGTTGGTTACAAACAGTGTGGCAAAGTATGAACAAAACAAAACTGCGGAGTCTGTTTTTACCGAACAAGTTCCCTTCCTTAGTCCCGGTGAATCATCTCCCACCAAGAGAGGATTTATTCAAGGATTCCGAGATTTATTCTTTGCTGATTTTGTGCGTGATTTGTTTACAGGGGGACTGCTTGGTAGAATTGACATGGATCGGGCAGAAACAATATTTTCACAAATGAATCCTAGAACTTTTCAGTTTTCTTTTCCGATGATTGCAAAAAGTAGCAGTGAGTCTTTCCTTATAGCCAACATTGTGAATTCCTTTGAAACTTTCATGCTTCCAGTCGTGGATGCAGTTTCAACCACCAGAATGAGAAGTCCGGGCTTTTGGCAATGGTATTTTTGGCAAGAAGATAACAAATCGAAAAGATCAAAATATGTTGGTGGTGCCTGGTCGTCTCAAGCAAAAACATCAGTGTTGACTGAGGTTAGGGTCGATAAGACCCCTGCCGGTGGTGCGTACTCCTCTGCGGCTGGTCTCCCACTCGCACAAACTCTTAATTTAGTTTTTGTTGAATTGGAGCCAAACTTGAGAAATCTTATCGGTGATGGAATACTTTCTAGATCGGAATCTCTAAGGTCTCAAGACGCTGAGGGTCTCATGGGCGGAAACTTGTTCCCATTCGCAACGGAGCCATTGGACTAATGTATCTCTCATACTTACCAAAATTTGACTATAAGTTTGGAAATTTTTCGGTGCAAATGTCGGATATTTTTAAAGCCGTTAAATTTTCTCAAAGCACACTAAATGATATCACTGGATTTGATTTTTTTATCATTGAGGATGGAGAAAATCCAGATGATGTTGCAAGTAGGTATTATGGTGATCCAGAATTATATTGGCTTGTTCTTTTATCAAACGATATTATAGATCCACAAACAGAATGGCCTAGATCAACACAGTACGTTGATGAACTTCTCACTGACACATACGGTGGTTTTGCTTTCTATTTTAATCAAAATATGGATATTAAAGAAGGTGATATCATTGTGAGACACGACGAAAGTGCCACGGCTGGTGTTTCTACTCAGTATGGTGTGGTGAGTCGTTATGTTAAACAATACAGAAAAGCGGAGTGTAGAAACACAACTTTTTCGTCTGACATTGTTTACTCCGGTGGGTTTAGTTCCCCAAATACAGTTTATGTCTTTAGAAGAAAATCAAATAACAATTATGAAGCACTCACACAGGGACGTGGAATAAATTCTGTTAATCACCTAAGACCTGCTAGGGTTGATACTTTAGCAGACTCCGTTCAATACTTTGAAAAAGAAAAAGTTATTTACGGACCATACACTAGATTGGCCGGAGGACCTGATACATTTGATCCGGCAAGAACCGATTATCCACAACAAGGCAGCGAAACCTCTCTTTCGGCAAGGGCTTTTAATACTCTTATTGGACGATACATGTTTGGTAACGATATATTTCATAGACAAAACGGCATAAATATAGTGACGCTCAGAAATGTTGCGGAGGAAACCTCGGTTGGTGAGAGCGGGGATCGAAGAGTCATAAAATTGATTCAAAGAAGATTTGTTGCGGATATTAAAACAGAGGTGTCAAAACTTATTCGTGGCGAGATAGAAGGTGGAGTTTCACAATTAAAATATGGATCTGTATTATCCTCAACATATGGTGGTTAAAAAATGAGTAACGCAAAACCGTTTGATTTTAGTATTGAAAGAGCCGTAATAGTTACTAGAAACAAAACAGAGTTAAACTTACTAAACAGAGAGTCTGGAACATTACCTCTCGAAACTTTGGTTCTCGAAGAAGATATGTTTAATGGTCCAATGTCAGGATCACTTGTATTTTTTGACACAGGTGACATGGTAGAGGGAGCCAAAATTATTGGTGGTGAAGAGGTACGTTTTACTTTTAAAAATGAAATTTCAGAAAATGGTGAAGAAGAAGTTCGCAAGAATTTAAAGTTTTATGTTCACTCCGTGATTCCTGCTGATGTCGCAGAGGCAAAAAATTTCAAGAGATATCAAATTGATTTTTCCTCATTCGAGAGTGTTTATTTAAATTATGGAACAACACCAATCTTACCAGACGGATCTGATTTTTTCGGAAAGATTTCAACAACACGAGATGCGGATGAAGGTTTACTTACACAAGTCGGTGAATTTTTAGGACTTTTAGAAGATGAACCAAAAGGGATTGTAAATTACCTATCAAAAAAATATTTTGATGCGAATGAATTTGGAAACTCAGTAAAAGATGCCGATATTGAACCAACGAAAAACTTCGTTTGGTTTAAGAAGGATCATATGTTGTATCCGTATAGGAAGCCAGTTCAGCAAATGCCCTTGTTGCAATTGATGAATCACCTCGCAGAAAATTCTGTTCATGAAAAAAATGATTATGCTGTTAACTTTTTATTCTGGCAAGACTTTGATCAATGGAGATTTAGATCAATTGAAGATTTGATTGATCAGCAACCAGAGATCCCAACGTACTACATGTTTGAAGGAGCCAGAGGAGAGGAGCGTCGTGAAATTGTTTCTATGAACGTGACAAAAGAGTTTTCTCCTTTGGAATTTCTTCATTCAAACTCAAATGTTGCCGAGTATTTAAAAGTTGAACCAAATTATGAAAACGCTTATCAAAATTTTACTTCTTTTTATGACAGTCACAAGTCAACTTTAATTCAATACATTTATGGAGATGAATATGATAAAGTTAAGAGGATTGAAAGATACCCACTGATTGATGAAAATATTGATGACAACATTTTTCAAACATTCACAAAGTTTGTTTCTGGTTTATTCACAGAGGAAACAATAGAGCCACAAATACCACACAGAATTTATGACAATATTCACGGATACTTTGAGCCGTCTTACTATAATGATCCTCGAATAAAGCATCGTCATAATCAAACCGATATTACAAAAACATACAGATCGGACATGAACCACATTGGAAACACTTATGGTAATGGCGGTGAGGTCTTGTGGCAACCCATGTTTGATCAAACCAATCTTGAAGGTGAACCTCTCAGAAAAATACTGGAGATTAAAAGAGAACTTGCTGAAAAACGAGCGGAACTCGCTTTCAAGAGGGATCTCAAAGAAAAGTGGACAGCGTATCGTTGTTCTGTCTGCTGTCTCGGAGGCTTCACTGAGGATCTATTATACACAGAGGCTGAGTACGAACAACTCCTTGAAATACTGGATTCTTTGACGCTCGATGAAAATAAAAAGAAACTATTAGAAAAAACAGATTTAACAGATCAATACAATATTGTTGCCGCAGGAACGGCGTCTGATATTATCAATTACGACTCTGATCCCGAAACAAGACCACCCGTTGCAAACCAAAATGGATTTTGGCTTTCATATGATTTAGATGAGTTAGGTGAGGAAGAGTATGGTGCCTCTGCCCTTGCGAGTGTTGGTATGAGCAAAACCATGCAGGAAATTTATGGACTCCGTGATGTCGGGTCAATTGAGTCTTGGGATTTCCAAATCGACGCTTCGATCTGGACACTGGAGCAATGGTTGCCGAGAATGGAGGCCGTTTATAATCAGTGTTCGAGCAATCCGTGTCCACCAAATACAACTAGAGTTTTAAAAATCGCAAAAAACGCTGTTGTAGAGCAATCTTGGAGCACTCAGATTGAAGTGCCCGACTACGGCACCATCCCACCCAGTCTAAAAACTGAAACCGTTTACGGGGGTGTACGATCAGACGGAACCTATTACAATAGAGAATATTTAGATAAGTTGGCTTTTTCGGATCAAGACTTTGGATTTTATCAGGGTGCAATTCGTCAATTCGGTTATGAGGGTCCGGGGACGAGGCCACTTGAAAGCATTGATGGTGGACAATATGGGCCATATTATGCGGATGCGATTGAAATTGTGGACAGAGATACAAATCCAGCAAATCAGTGGAAAGATGTCAGTCAGCCAGGTGAGCCCGGCCCAAGATTTGGATGGAGTCCGAGCGATGAGTGGATAGGAGTTGGTTATGTCGCAGCAACTTGGTCAATTCAAAGCACAGGATCAGAATATGCATATCCGGGCGAGTCAAATTTTTGGCCTTGCATGTATTTTTCCCCGTCACTCATAACCACATTTGATCAATTTGATCCTTTTTTAAATACTGTCATTGGGGATCGGGGCCAAGACAGTTCTGAAAATCAGAGCAATTTCCGAAGATATGTCATTAATAGAGAAACCGTGATCGGTGATAATCCACTTGATCAGGGAGATGTTGAGGCTGAAGTAGGTTCGGCCACATATCGGTATAGAGAGGCTAACAGTGCAACCACCATAATCAATGCTTTTGGTGGTTGTTCGATTGGATCACTTGATTATGAGATTTCAATCGCACCTGGTCCTAGTGGTTGGGCAATTACTTGTTGTCCGGGGTATGATTCCGCAGATTTTGATATTAATAATCCTCCAGATCCATGTCCTTGTCCACCGGCCCGAGTAATATTAGAAACATTTAATTGTAACCCAGCGTTGAATCGAGACAGTTGTTATCTTAAAAGTTGGGAAGATAATATAGTTGCAATAAGAAGAGCAATTTCCCTATTAAAAGAATACAAAGAAAATTTCACTTCTGGATACTCAAAATTTTTAAACAGAAAAGGGTTTGTCCTTACCAAAGAACCATACTTAGAAATTCCGGAAATGCCAACAACATTCCAAAATGTAAAGCGGGTGACTCGTAAAAAAATAAGAGGAAGCAGATACGAAATATTCGCTTTAAAGAAATATTTGGAAGATTCATTAAATCAACAAGCGGAGTTGGAGGATATTTATCCCTATAGAGTTCCCTATTTTGTAGAGGGAAATGTTGCCGCTGATCTTGAGGTTATTGTTAACGATACAGAAAATACGATTCATCCGTGGTATGATCATGAAATAAATTATGATACAAACAAAGACGGATTGAACAGCGTTGTCGGTGATAATGAAAAATTTAGGTTAGAAAATCTTTCTTTTGAAGGTCAAGAAATCGGTCCGGGTGTGGCGGGCGCACCAGAATCGCTTAGAGTGGATTATAATAACACCGAGAGAGATTTGCAGCCTTGGGGTTACAATGATTTCATCGGAAGAAGCGTCATGAGGGGCCCAGACGGTGGCGCCTTTTACAATAATGTTTATTACGACAGGTATGCTGTGACGGGAACGGAGCGAGGATGTTTAGAACCCTTCATTGGTGAAGATGAAAGAGATCATTTTTCACGAAGCAATAATAGAAATTTTGTAGATAAAAATTCATTCAATTCAAATGTTTTGGGAAATGATTATCGTAGCGATTATTACTCCCTTTTTGGTGGTTATAATTACTATTATGGCGCTGCCGAATTCCGGCGATTTGGTAGTGGATTCTCAACTCTGGGTTGGACTCATTCTCCATTGTTTACCAGAACCATATCTCCGAGTAGTGTATCCACCGTCCCCGTTCCGGTGTATTACCGAGGATTTACATACACTGGCCTAAATGAGTTTGGTATTTGGGAGTCTGAACCATACTTAGAACAAGTCACGACCTTCAATTTACCAATAATTGAAGCGGATGGTCGTGTATTCCAAAAATATACAGGAGTGATTGATTCACAACTACGATCTTTTATGCCAAACTATGGCTCCTACGCATACTATAACAATGTGCGTTCCGGCGACGGTTTTTTTGGTGGAGACATCGTTGCAAATGGTATAAACTCCCAAGGTCTTGGTTGGGCAGACTTCAGAGCACAATCTTTTAACTACTGTAACGCTTATCCCTGTGGTGATTATGAAGATTTCCTTACTCTTTACAGAGATCAAATTCCTTGGTTTACCAATCCTTTTAGTAGTGATAATCCCATTACTCAAGCACCAAGTCGCTTTTTCCAAGAAAATCAGCATTATATTCGTGTTGAATTTGAAGAGCCGATTGGAGAGGAAAGTCTAAGTAATTTCCCGAAAGGATTCATTCGAGATGCAGGAACAGAATATTATCTTCCTTATCTCGTTATGCTCACTCCCGGTCCGTTTGGTAAGCAAGCAGCAAACTTTACTGCATCTGTTATCGGAATTGATCCATTTGGATTTGATGTTGCGGTAACACGAACCGATAAATTTATGGAAACTCAACGTGATTCTGGATATGGACCACACTTGTATCCATCAAGACAAGTTGAGGACGGTGACATTGATCCAAGTAAAAGATTCATGCGATCTGTTGCTAGTGGAAATGAAAGTTTTAAATCATATCAATTCTTACCCGACTTCCATCAAGACTGGCCTAAACAATGGCATGAGTACGGTTTAATGGATCCACGAGGATCAATGTCCTCCCCCCTCTTACTTGCCGCAGACGCAACCGCAGCAATCCGAAGAAATGAATGGGATCCTAGTGTACATTCAACTTTAGATGCCGGGAATCCACTTAAGTCTGGGGATGATCGTCAAAGGGGACATGCAACACAGGAGGGATCGTTCATGGCAAATGACGTTTACTCCTCTGATGATGTGACCTCCTATGTTTACTCTGGAGGTTCCAAATCTACTTTAAATGACTCTGGTTTTGTCAGAGGGTATTTGACAAAAGAATGGGCACGAGTTTGGGAAGCGTATGATGGTTATGATGAAATTTCAGAATTATGGAGATATGATGTAAGCGGTGAATATGAATACGGTGTTCACGATGGTGGACCCAATGATTTGTATAACAAAAACCAAACAGATTACTTTGACTTATTAGAGAAGAACTTCTCACTTCAATTTGTCGTATATGCAAGAGAACTTTCACTTGGTTGTCGAAACGATTTTGAGTGTTCAAATCCAGATGGTCCTGTTCCAATTCCACCGGCACCTGAAGATGAGGATGAAATTTTTGACATATATCAAAACTGTCCTGCACAATATCTTAGACCAGATTATGCCGGTGAGGCACTTGATATTGGGTTCGGAGATTTTAATCCATTCTCAGATGAGTTTTTAGATTTCTTTAGTGCTGATTTCGATCCAGATTTAGAGGAACCAAGTTTGCTTGAACTTGAAATTCTCGAACGAGAAATTGATGAGTGTCAACTTATTGAGGATCGGTTGGGTAAAGATTATCTTGGTTGCGACTACTCAAATCCAAAAGCGGTTAATAGTTGTGGATGTCCAGAGAGAGGTCAAAAATACTCTGACTATCTTAAGTATGTCAGCACATATGCCACATTCTGGGAAACTCCAGATCAAACACCACTAAGAAGAAACGCACTGATGAATCAATTGGAAACACAAAAAGCATCCATCACAGTTGCGGGTGACTTAAATGTTAGACCTGGGTTTGTGTTAAATGTTGATAATCCCAAATCACCCGAGAAAGAAGAGGCCGAGTATTCTCAACACAGAATCGCAGGTAAATGGTTTGTAACCGGAATCAAACATGTCATGAGTTCGCAAAGTCATGTGATGTCGTTTAATTGCAATAGAGATAGTAATCCACAATCTGTGAATGTTTTTAGAGGACCACCTAAATACTCATAAATAAACCGGAGAAAAAATGCCACAAAAACTTATAGCAAAAAATAGATTTGTTGATTTTGACTTGGCGTTCACCAAAGTTGGTGATTCACCTCCGTATGATATTGCACTTAAGAAAGATATTAACTCAATTCAACAGTCAATAAAAAACATAATTTTAACCTCTTTGGGTGAAAAGCCGTTTAATCGCACCTTTGGTGGTAACTTAGTGGATTTACTTTTTGATAATGTGGCAGACGATTCTGTCATCGCTGATCTTTTTACACAAATCCAATATACGTTAAAAAAACATGAACCCAGAGTCATACTCGATAGCATAGATGTGGATACAGATAATATGGATAAAAATATGTTATCTTTAGATTTGGCATATATTTTAACAGGTGAACCGCAGGGTGATACTGGTTTAACTAGAAGTCTAACCATCGAGTTACGGAGAGTAAGATAAATGTCTGTTTATAGTTCATTAGCGTCTGGTACAATATCACAAGGTTCTTCAGCGAGAAGCGAGAGTTCGAGCGTTCTCACAATTGATCCAAGCCAAATTCAAATTGGAAACATTGATTATGTTTCAATTAGAAGTAGCATTATAGAATATTTAAAAAATACAGAGGGACCGCTAAAAGATTATGATTTTGAAGGCTCTGCCATGGGCGTTCTTGTCGATGCCATCTCCTACAACACACTTTACTATGCTTTTTATTCAAATATGATTGCAAACGAGTTGTATATTGATACGGCTCAGAGAAGAGAATCTTTAGTTTCCCTAACAAAACCACTTGGTTTTGTTGTCCCGCAAGCCAGTTCGTCTAGAGCATCTTTATCGTTATCGGGGATTAATTCAAGAGTCCCAAAATATAGTAGATTTACGGGAATTGACGGTGATGGTAGAAGTTATGCTTTTTTCACTCTCAGAGACTATGATCCCGATATTGAGGGAAATATTGATGAAATAATCGTATTCGAGTCACAAAATTTAATATTGAATAGAGATGTGACCACCGACATTGATATTACAAATCAAGAATTAACAATTTTTGACCAAAGACTCGATATAAACTCAATTAGCATTGAGGTAAGTTCAGACGGTGGGACAACTTTCACTGAATATACTCGATCCTCATTTGTAAACTACGCTATCAACGAGGATAGTAGAATCTACTTTGTTGAAAACATAAACAAAGGTGTAAAAATTAAATTTGCCGCTAGAGGTAATGGTCTTTATTCTTCAGAGAATGTTAGCCTTAACACCGATAATGTTGGTAGAAAAATTAAAAATACCGATATCGTGAGAATAAGTTATGTTATTCCGACAGGTCAAGCATCCAATGGAATAAGAAGGTTTTCTTCCTCTGTTGGTGGGACAGTAAGATTACGAGTTCCAAGTTTTGGTGGTTCAGAGGGACCTGATTTAAATCTTGTTAAGTTTTTTGCACCAAAATGGTTCGCTGCACAAGACAGAGCAGTAACCAAAGATGACTATCGAGTTGCGGTATCTGATATATTTCCCCCCAATGCAGATCCTGATGAAAGTTTAGTTGTCTTTGGTGGAGAAGAAACCGATCCACCGTATTACGGAAGAGTTTTTGTTTCCTTTGCCGTTGACGAGGAGGGATTGACCGTTCTTGAATCATCCTCGGAAATTTTAGAAAGACTTCGAGAAAAGAGTCCAGTTGGAATAGTTCCAGAATATTTACAACCGTCTATAGTAACGCTAAACTTAAACTATTCATTTTCATTCTTTGGTTCGCAAACTCAGAGAAACAAATCCCAATTAGAAAGTGCCGTAAGAAATGCCGTTGATGATTTATACGGAAAAAGAAAGTTTAACACGATTTTTTACAAGAGTGATTTAATCACAGCGATTCAGAACGTCGATAATGCAATTGTTCCAATGGATCAAAATGATATCAGTTTTTCAGTTTCCAGAAACATAAGACCGTCAGTGAGTGGGAACACAGAATTTTCCTTTAAAAATTCACTGAACAGAGGATTTCCGGGCAGTGCTATTCAAACAAACACGTTTACCTCACCGAAGTTTGAAGCGGAGAATGTGTTTATTCAAGACTCAGGTGGTACAATTGATCAATATGGTTTTGGATCTCTTAGACTTGTCACTAGAACATCTAACAATCTTGTTTCTGTGGTTTCATCCGGCGGTGTCGGTCGAGTTAATTATAACACCGGAAGAGTGGTAATTTTTCCAAATGTTTTCACTGGTGAAATAACATTTACAAACAGAAATACCTCAGCCGCATATTCGGCAAGACAAGAAAATATTTTGCGTGTTCTGCAATCTAACGTTACAGTTACGGAGTTGTAATGTTTGGGTCTGTATTTAAAAACACACCACAAAATGAAACGTATCGCTTCAATGAAATCTATAACGATTACTTAAATAGATTTACACGAAAAGATAGAGATTTTCTACCACAAAACGCACCGATATATCCAGATAATCCCATTAATTTGTCAACACAAAGACAATCCGGTGTTGCGAATAATAACTATTTTTTATCACTACCAAAATGGTTATCAATATTAGGCTACACTGAATTTATTTCCTTTGTTGAGGAATATTTTGACTGGCTCTATACTTCAAATCCAAATGAAATTGGAGGATCTGGTTATTACTTAACATATGATGATATTTTTAAACTCATTGACTTAGACAAAATATCAAGGTTTGATTCTGAGGGTAGAGATGAATCTGCTCCGGGCTATGAGGGTGTTGCGGATTTTATTGAGAATAAGCCTTTAAGAGTGCAAGTTCTCAAATTTATATCTGGGGCATATGCTGAGATATTTGCAAATAAAATAGATCCAGATACATCTGAATTTAGAGATTTTTTGTTGGGCATCAGAGAAAATTTTTATCAAAGAAAAACAACAAAGGATGCACTAAAATATTATTTTGAAACATTATATTCTGTTTCAAACGCAAACGTCTTGGTATATGAGCCAAAGAAAAATGTCATACGATTAGATGGTGGTGTTCCTCAGTTTTATGATTTACCTTATGATGTTGGTTTTGCAGGGGATGGTGAATTTTTACCTGACTTATTTGACGGTGATGCGCCGGGGGTTGGTTATCAAAGATTGCAAGATAGTTACTGGTATCAGGACTTTTCATATTTAATTCAAATTGAAAACGATGCAGCAGAAAAATTCGTAATTGATGATGTCGCACAGGAACTTTACAAAAGCAGTGCTCACCCTGCTGGTTATAAAGTTTTCTTCAACGTGGTTGATAACGATTATGTTGAACCAGAGGATGTTGACGAAGATATTGGTGGCTCGGAAATACCTATTCTTGGAAACTACATTCCTTATCGTCTTAATGACAATCAAGGTTTAACCTATCCATCAGGCTGCACATATGATCTTGATGCTGACGGCTCTGGTGATGGATTTAAAACATTTGCTTATCCAGGCTGGGATCCAGAAATATTACCAGAGGGTTTCGGTAATTTTGGCAGTATAAATATTGGCAGGTTCTTTGTTCTTGAACCAAGATCAGACAGTCCAAACACAACTTTACCAGATTGTCCATAGGAGAGTTAATAGAATGGCAATAAAAAGCAGTCGATCATTTGGAGTAGATACAGCAAAGACGTTGTATGATACCATTCGTGGTGTCGATAGTAATTGGCTTTTGTTCGTTGGCGGAACTACAAGCAATCCAGAAAATGTTGATTCCGTAAATCAAGACATATCCTTATGGGAAGAAGCAAACTTTTTTCAAAAAATTAGGGCAAACGATGTACGAATCGTAACTCGAAAAGTTAATTGGGAAAGAGGACAAGTATATTATCCGTATCTTTCCGAGGGTCTCCCCACCGGAGTTTCTGGACCGGAACGAAACTATTACACGATTAACGACAAGGACGAAGTTTTTCTTTGTGTCGGAGCGAATGCGGAGAATCGTTATGATAAATTTGGACTCTCATCCTCCACGATCAAACCATCAAGAAGTAAAGATGATCAACTTCTTGAGGATGGGTATCGTTGGAAGTTTTTGTATAAACTCGATTTATCGGAATTTAAATTTGTCACTAAAGATTTAATGCCAATTCCTGATGTAAGAGAGTATGATAACATCTCTTCGAGTTCAACTAATAAAGAAGAGGCTTTTAGACGAGGATGCGGTCCAAACACTGGAGCGACTGGATCTGTCTGTTTCTATTATAACGAACCAGCAGTTGATTCAGTATCCGGTGTGGCATATCAAAAAGGTGACTTTGATTTCTGCACGGATCGCATAAATTGTTCTAAAGGTTTTGACATCGCAAAAAGATTAAACAGATCATATACATTTACAAAAGGTGGACTTTGCGGTAACTGTTCAAGCACAAAGTCATTTAAATTGGGATATGAACTTGCACTGGAAGATGCAAAAAATTTGAATCCAAACAGCAATTCTTATTTGCAAGCGAATGTTTACAAAGAGTCAATTGAAAACTCTGGACAATTAATTTCACTTTTTGTTGATCTCACTGGACTGGATGAAAATGATTTGATCT